AAATAAGAAAATATAAAATGCAGTAAAATACTGTATTTATAGGATTTGCCATTACCTATATAATTAACTCTTAATCAGGGTGTCCAGGGTTCGAACCCCTGGTGGTCCACCAAAATAAACCCGCACTACTGTGCGGGTTTTTCTTTTGACATCATTTTTATCAGGGTGTCCTTTGACATCATTTTGACATCAATTAGAATATGTTTGAAATCTTTTCCACTACGTCGGCTTCCATGATTGGGGTAACGTGAGAATAGGTATCCATCGTTTGTTGGTACGAGGAGTGGCCAAGTCTCATCTGTACGACTTTAAAGTTTACACCTGCTTCCAGTAATAAGGTAGCGTGTGTATGGCGAGTATCGTGCATCGTAAAGTCAGGCCTACCTATTGCAGTAGCAAACTTTTTACATTTTAGAGAAACCTTAGCCGGATCACGAGGGTTTCCGAACTTACCAGGGAACACGAGATTGTTATTTCTCCAGTTTGTCGCTTTGAGCCTTCGTTTATCGACGCATGTGCGAAGTTTTAGTAGCTCTGCGATAGTTTTATCGTCGAGTGAGATAGAACGCCTTGACGAGCTGTTTTTAGTTGTTTTAGAGATAGTCGTGACTTCATCGATACGTAAAACTGTTTGATTGACGGTTATCGTCTTTTGTTTTAAGTTGACATCATCCCAGGTTAAGCCGAGTATCTCACTACGGCGTAAACCCGTAGTAAATGCTAGCTTGAACAGGGCATGCCATTCGACATCATCGATTTGTTCGAGGAACGTTTCTACTTCTTCCTTGGATAGTGTTACCATCTCGCGCTTACGCTCTTGTTTAGGCTTCTTAACCAGTGTGGCCACGTTCTTCGATATTATCTCGTCCATGACCGCCTGTTTAAGGATTGCCCTAAGAACGGTTAGCGTGTAACTGATGGTCCGTGCTGATAAGTGGCCCATGTTATTTATTAAAGCCCTTACGTTTAATGCTGATAGCTCAACTAATCGTATTGAGCCTATGAAAGGTACAATATAGGTTTTAATAATATATTGATAAGAGGAGAGAGTATTTTGTGAAATCGTATCCTTTTTAAGCCGGATCCAATACTCGCACCATCTCTCAATCGTAATGGTATTATCGTAGTTAGCGCATTGTGCTAGTGATTCAACGTAAGCATCACGTTCAGCAATAGCCGCTTTCTTGGTAGTGCCATAAAAGTATTTACGCTTACCGTTTATCATCTTCGATACTTGGTAGCGCCCATCGACTCGTTTTTTAGCCATAAAAATAACCTCCTAGGCTTAAATTTGAGTATAAGAAATAAGCCTTAGAGGTTTTATGTGATATAATAGTATTGGAGTAAAAATGAAATACCTCTAAGGTATGTAGTTTTTAGTAGCCCTCACTGCGGTGAGGGCTTATTTTTTTATCTAAAATACAGAATCTAGTACATTGTCATACCAGTGCTTTTTCTTTTTAGGCTGTTGCACTTCTTCAGATGGAGCCTGGTGTATCTCATGGTCAGCTTGCCATTTTGCCAGTGCGTTTTTAGTGCCTTCGTCGACTTTATGTAAGTCGTCCATTTCTTCTTTTGTCATGTTGATAGTACGTTCAAGATATTCCTGCTCATCTAGTAATTCGGTGCTCCCGTCATCGTAATGTACTAATACCTTAGGACCGTCTAAAGCCTTAAACTCATCGTGAGATACTTCGGTTCTAGCGAATCCTGTAACTGTAACTAAGGCAAGCATAGTAGTAATTAATAAAGTCTTTTTCATGTTAACATCTCCCTTTTATATAATCCCTTATAATACTGATACATAATGATGGTAGAAATCTATAGCCTCTAATTCGGCATCATCGATACATGTTCGACGGACCATTTGCTCTACTAGATTAACGTGATGGTCTAAATAGAAGTCGTCATTAATAATATGCATTAATTCGTGCTTAATTTCTTCCCTCATACGATCATGAGGGAGGTTTTTGTTTATATAGATATTATGAGTATCTATATCTTCACATTCCTCTGACACAGCGTTGGCATGTGGTAAGTCGCAATAAATCAAATTTACAACCAATATAACACTCTCCCTTGTGTATTATTTGTTTTTTAATTTTAAAAGCTCTATATATTCGACTGCTTTTTCTAAATCCTCCTTACTTATATCTTTAGCGGCAGAGAAGAGCATACGAGCACCTGGACGTGTGCGTAGGTATTCAGCAAATTCGGCTGCTTCACGGTCAGTGTAATAGCCGTCTGTATATTTCTCTACTAGTTCAGATTTAGGAACACCAAAATAGTTTGCCAATAACTCAATTTTATCGATTCTAGGATATGTATTCCCCTTTACCCAATCGGTAAACGTAGTATACTTTAGCCCTAAATCAGCGCATATTTTATTGCGATCAATTCCGCGACTATCCATTAGTCGTTGAATATTCTCGGCCATAATAGCCTTGTTGCCTAAATCACTCATAATAACCCCTCAAACACGGAATATATTAATTAATATACCTATATATTACGACATTTTCGTAATAAAATCAATATTTTACGGAAATTTTACGATAGTTTAAGTTTAGTTTATGGACATTACGGATAAACCGTAGTAGAATGATGACTGTAAACAAGATGTGAGTATCGAGAAAGGAGGTAGCTTATGAAGTATACATTAAAGATGTTAAGGGCTTCAAAAAACTGGTCTCAACTTACGGCATCTAAAGCAATTGGAGTGTCTGTTGATACTTGGGGAAATTGGGAGCGCAAACGCTCTTACCCTGATGTTCCTCACATAAAAAAGATACAAGAAGTATTTGGTGTAACGTATGACGACATTATTTTTTTATAGTTGGTTACGGTTAAACCGTTACGGAGGAAAGGTTATGAAAGAATTCGTAATCAGAATGTTCGGCGAATCCATTACGGAACGCATGAACGAGTTAGGCATGACTAAGACGGCGCTGATCAAACAAGCTGAAATCTCGATGGATACATTAAACCGAGCTATCAAGGGCAAGTCAGTGCAAATGTCGACAGTCGTTGGTATCTGCTATGCGTTGTGTGTCGACGATACCGAAAGTCACGACTTTTGGGAAACCGATTACTACAACCCTAAGTTAGATAGGAGGTAGCTATGAATAAAAAACAATTATTAGAACTAGCTAGTTGTTGCTTATGGATTTTAGCGCTCGGCTTGTCCGCAGGTATAAGTTTATTCGTGATGTTATCCCTGGTGCTTCTAGCATTCTAGGAGGTCGCCATGAATAAGATGTGCATCACAGTAGCGGAAGCTGCAGAACTTGCTAGCGTACCGCAAGCCGTTATCCGAGAATGGGCGCAAGATTTTGACTTCCCGTCCATGAAAATCGGTAAGCGTGGAGGTAAACGCCTTATCCACGTTGATTCGTTTAATGCTTGGCTAGCGAAACGATGCCAGGCGCGAACAGGAGAGTAGACATGATGAAAGTAGTTTATGTGCTTCGCATTATTGCAGCCATATTAGTAGTAGGAACTGTAGGGTCTATCGAAATAGACCGCATTGATTTATGGACTGGTATGTGCCAGGGGTTACTAGGTATCACCCTTTGGTTACTCACTGGTTACTGGATTGAGGAGTTAAAAGAGTATGAACGATAAACGATGCTCCTTCTGTAATAAAAGGATTAAAAGTCCTTACACAAATTGGTCGTACTTAACAGGTAAGCCCCGTATCGTGTGCGATAACTGCAAAGACATACACCCTTGTGTAAATAGAATAACACGTTTATCCAAACGTGCCTAGTGAAAGGAGGTGAGGACATTGCGAGACTGTACAACGTGCCCTAATAGAGATTACTGCATTCCTGATGAGTGCGAGCACCTGGGCACAAAAAAAAGCACCCCAAAGCACGGCAATGCTAAAGGGCGCATAGAAAAATATCCATTTAAAGTATATCACATCATTAAGCCGAAAGGGAATAGAACAATGATCGAGTTAAAAATCACAGTTGATAAAGCAGTTGAATTAGAACAAGAAGTGAAAGACCTATATCAATCTATTGTAGGTACTCCTGTTAAAGAGGTAGAACCAGCGAACTGGACAACAAATGACGTTAAGCCAGCTAAGAAGGAAACTCCAAACGCTGAGCCGGTTAAAGAGGAAGCACCAGCCCCTAAAGCTGAACCTGTTAAAGAAGAACCAGCAAAAGCTGAAGAACCTAAAGTAGAGATTCCTAGCCTTGAAGCAACTCGTGAAGCAGTAAAAGACGTAATGGCAAAAGCTACTGATAAAACGAAAGCTAAAGGCGAATTTAAAGCCTTCTTAGATAGCATCGGCGCTGAAAAGGTAACATCTGCTACCGATGAACAACGTATTCAAATTATGGAATGGGTGAATAGCCGTGGCTAAGAAACACGCCTTACTAGGTGCATCAAGTAGCGCCAGGTGGTTAGTATGTACTCCTTCAGCAAGACTGGAAGCGATGTTCCCTGATGAACAATCACCGTATGCTGCGGAAGGTACAGTAGCACATGACCTGGCCGAGGCAATCATACGGCATAAGCTTGAAGGCAAAAAAGCCCCTAAGCTAGACGACTACTCCGCGGAAATGATAGAAGCGGTTAATCGGTATGTCGATATTTGCGAAGAAAAGGTAAACGAAGCTCGTGCTCGTTCTGCTGATGCAGAAGCCATGATTGAAGCACGGCTCGACTTCTCTAGATGGGTGCCTGAGGGCTTTGGTACCGGCGATATGGTAATCGTAGCTGACGGCATCCTAGAAGTAATAGACCTGAAGTATGGTAAAGGCGTTCCTGTTAGCGCTCTTGAAAACACGCAAATGCGACTCTACGCATTAGGTGCTTACGATGTAAACGAGTTCTTATACGACATTAAAACAGTTCGTATGACGATCGTTCAGCCAAGACTTGATAGTGTGTCTACCGACGAAATGTCACTTGAAGAATTGCTCGACTGGGGCGAAGATATCAAACCAATCGCGCAACGTGCCTGGGAAGGTGAGGGCGAATGTACGCCTTGCGATTACTGTAACTTCTGTAAAGCACGGCACACCTGCCGAGCATTAGCAGATACTTGCCTTGATACATTCTATAAGAATGGCGGTAAGCTCAATCAATTACTTACTGACCATGAGGTATCTGACATCCTAGCGATGAAGGATTTAATCACTAAGTGGATTAAAGGTGTTTACGACTTTGCATATGAAAAAGCTTTATCGGGTGAAAAGCAATGGCCAGGATACAAATTAGTAGAAGGTACATCAAGACGTACCATAACGGATCCGGATGCAGCAGCTAAAACATTACTCGATAACGGCTATAAGGAAGAAGACATCTTTAAGCCACGTGAACTCGAAGGTATCACAAACCTACAAAAAGTACTCGGTAAAAAGGGCGTTGCCGAATACTTAGAAGCATATATCGAAAAGCCGGAAGGCAAGCCTACGCTTGTACCGGAAAGCGATAAACGCCCAGCAATCAATACAGTTGAAACAATGATGAATGAATTTGAAGATGAGGTATAAGAGATGAACAAAACATTAACAACAGCATTGGCAATTTCCGCGTTGGCAGTAAACGTAGCTGGCGCAACTAGTAACAACACAGTAGGCGGTACAGATAATACTATTTCCGCAACGTCTACAAGCTCCGCAGTATGGGGCTTCCAAAATAACATCGACGCTAACAATGCGCTAGCATTTGGTACAAACAATACTGTAACTGGTGAAAATGGTTTCGCCGGCGGTAATAATGCTACTGCAGCAGGTCGTAACTCCTTCGCTTTTGGTTCTCACGCCGAAAGCTTGGTGGAGTACACCGTAGCCATCGGTAATCAGGCTCGTGTTTCTAGCTACGATAGTGTAGCTATCGGAAACGGTGCCTTCGTATCCGGCGAGTCTTCTGTAGTATTAGGCAGAACTAATA